TAACGGAGCAAGAGAGTAACCAACTCTCATTCACAGTGTGGTTAGTACCATGGCAGGGTGCTCACTCCCTGTCCCAGAGCCCCCAGTCGGATTTGAACCAACGACCTACGCTTTACAAAAGCGTTGCTCTACCACTGAGCTATAGGGGCACCAAGTTATCGTACTTCGTACGACAGTCTTTTAACTTTTCGATCACGTCTTGCTTGCTGCCAGGCGTAATCTTCCTTGGTTAGTCTAACAGGTTTGCTATCTTCTGTCAACTCTTTCTGTGTAATGATAATATTAGAAAGATCATTACCACTGATCTTATCTTTATAGATCATTGTCTGGTTTGGACATCCGCAAGACTTCGGCTTCGGCGAGTCTTCTAATTGCGTCCCGCAAACCTTGCACTGAATGGTTAATTTCTTTGAGTTCATTCTTTATTTCTAGAATATCCTCATGTACATCTCGACGATTTGATACTTGAAGAAGTTCTTTGAGATTCATTTGCGAATATTTATATGGGCGATGACGGATTCGAACCGCCGACCGATTGGGTGTAAACCAATAGCTCTACCGCTGAGCTAATCGCCCGTGACTGGAACAGTAGGACTCGAACCTACGACCACAGAGTTAACAGCTCCGCGCTCTACCAACTGAGCTATGTTCCAATAAAGTGGGAGAGACCCAATGTCGGTAAGAGGACTTGAACCTCCACTCCACAAGGGAACTGGTACCTAAAACCAGCGCGTCTACCAATTCCGCCATACCGACAGGATTGGATCTCTCTACACTTCCTTCACACGGACCTGTAAAGTATAACACACATTCAAACGTGTGTCAATATTATCTCGCAAACATTTGTAATGACCTTCGAGGATAAGGTGCTTGTGGCGAGATGTTTGTTACGTGATGCTGTTCTTTACTTGTATTCAATACCAGGAGACCTGGTTCAGGACAGACACAGTGCAAACCATTGTCTTCCCATACAAATAATCCTCCCCACTTTTTATCCCATTCATTTAGGTATAGGGTAGCACCATATATGTACCCAGCATCGGAATGAAACCTAATGCCAGACTCATGATGCCATAGGTGATAGTTAAACTGAGCATCGCCACTGGGAAGATGCTCGTGTAACTCTTTCTTGATCTTCTGTTTGTGTGTGAAAGAGACATCTGCGGATGATACTGGTCCGAAAATGCCTTCTCTCAAGCTACTATCCCAACTTTGCTGACTGGTAGACCAAACTCGCTTACCCCATAAGTTGTCGATCTCATCATTTAGTAATGAGATTAATGTTTGGGATACCGCATTACGAATGAGTATCAACTATCAGGCAAGACGGGCGGTGATTGCGGCATCGACTGCTGCTAGGGCTTCGGTGTGGGTTGCACAAGCGCCAGTGTCAGCGGCGATTTCGCCAAGGGCAGTACCGTTTGCAATAACTTGCCAACGCCATTCTAGAGAAACCGAGTCGAAAGACACACGGATTTTGATGCTTTCGTTAGTATATGCCATGAGATTTTAAAAATTTTATTCTCGATACTAGATTATTTAGCGATGTTCTTGGCATCGCTTTCAAAGATTTCCAAACCCTTATCAGTCAAGACATGATCGTACATTTTCTCAATGATACCGGGAGGAAGAGTGCAGATATCTGCACCGTTATACCACGAACGAACTGCTCGTTGTACTGTACGAATAGAAGCAGCAAGAACTTGAGTCGGACAACCATGAATCTTATACAGATCCGCGATTGAACGAACAACTTCCAGACCAGCAACAGATTGATCGTCAAGACGACCGACAAAAGGTGACACATAACGTGCACCTGCTCGTGCTGCTAGAACTGCCTGTGCTGCACAGAAGATCAACGTCACGTTGACATTGACACCTTCATCAGATAGTTCCTTACATGCTGCAAGACCTTCGCGAGTGCAAGGGACTTTGATGGTCGAACACTGACCAAACGTCGTGTAAAGTCTCTTACCTTCTGCAATCATCTCAGCAGCATCTCCCATTACTTCCATGGAGATATCTGGAACACCAAGGTCTTTGATCTCTTGGTAAACGTCATCAGGACGCCTACCAGACTTAGCGATTAGAGATGGATTTGTAGTAATACCGTCGATTAGTCCTGTGGACCAATACTTTTGAATGATATCGGTCTCAGCTGTGTCTAGAAAAATTCTCATTGTATTAGTTATAAAACGATCCGACTTGGATTCGAACCAAGGACCGACTGCTTAGAAGGCAGTTGCTCTGTTCCACTGAGCTATCGGACCATGGGTACATTATATATGGTGTGGATAAAAATGTCAATCCCCTTCTGCTGGTATGAGACTGACTACCTTTCGTTTGTGTGGGTGCTTCATGTTTACCTTGTGAACCAACTCCCACATCCTATCCTGAACACTCCAAATAGGTTTAAGATTTTGGTACTGCTCAATCCAAGCATCATTAACCTGATACTTTGATAGTTCTTCAATCAGTTTTGTATCATCCTCAGCAACACCAAACATATTATGAAAGTGTCTATGAGTTTGATTCCATAACTTTGCAGCAAACGTTGACAGTTCAAGGTGACTTACATATTCAAAATCAATCAACCTGTACTCACCTTCGTATTCTATCGTATTGTGTGGTCCATAGTCAAATGATCCAATGATTTTATTGTCATTGTTCCATGGCATGTTCTTGATCTTATTGATCTCCTCACTTAACTGCCTATTCAGGTCCTGAACCTCCTCAGTATTGCCCATTATATTACGAACATAAGAAAGTTTCTGCTGGTTCTCTGTAATATGATAGTGAACACCATTAGAGAAACCCCACCAACCATCAGGTTCTGCTACTTCATTCAACTCTTCCAGTTGCTTTTTAAGAACTTTAAACCATCTGGAGTTCAAACGCATTGGACGTACACCATAGATATACTCCATGGTAATACTGGGATCGTTTATATTACTAGTATACATTTTGGGAGCAGTCTCTAATCCCAAGTCCAGAAACTTTTTCTCAATGCTATATTGTAATACACTTCTGTACTTCTTATAAAATGCTGGACACGAACTGTTTTTACTAGGACAAATAAGAACATTATTTTCGTCCGGCATGATACACCTTTAAGCCATCTAAATATATTTACCAACATAATTTTTGGAAGATGAAAAAGTTCTTACTTGGACTAGGCTTCCTTGTTATGGCTGCTCCGGCAGCACAAGCTGATATCACTCATAAGATCCAGTCGAGTGTCCAGCTGAACGTGAACGCTGCAGCGACTAACGTCACAAGAATCGGAAATTCCTACAGTATTTCTGGTAATAACATCTCCACCTCAGACGGTACAACTACTGGTGCTCTAGGTGGTCTTGGCACATTCACAAATGGTGTTGCTGCTCCAGCAAACATCACTGCCTCACAGGCAACTGCAGGAGAAGCGTTCTCTTTCTCCGCTGCGTACACCGCAGGAGACGCCACAATCACCAGTGCACCCACCGTAGGTGCTGTCAGTGCCTTCTCTAACCAGACAAGCACTGCTGCCGGTTCTGCAGGCGATCTAGCTGGTACCATCGATTCCTCAGGTACTATCAGTCTGACGGCTGGTGGAGCAGGTACTGGTGCTACCGGACAATTTGTATCGGAGATTACGGTACGATAATATGAAAAGATTCCTTGTAGTATTACTTCTACTAGGATCGCCAGCATATGCAGTCCCTGTGGTACCAAATTTTACACAGGGCTCGATGACCAGCCACACTGAGACAACTTCGACTGTGACTGAGACCATCAACTCGATGGACTACAATACAGGATATCAATATTCTGCTACGGGTTCTGGTATTACCGCCAGTGGTAATCTCAGTCCAGGCACTGGAACAAATAATGTAACTATTGATGGAGTGACATCATCATGGACAGGAGTAACCTCCAAACCACAGTTCACACAAACAACACCGGGGAATGCGTTCCAGTTTACGGAGACCTATCAGGGACCGGGGCTGAGCAACCATACGATTATCCAAAGAGAAACTACCATTCAAAGCATAACAGATACTACAAGTATCTTCCAGCAGTAGTATCTCTACTATTCTGTGTCCCGGCAAATGCTGAAAGTGTTGGTGGTGTGTCTGCTACAGCAGCTCCAATCGCAAATAGCTCTGGCTCAGTGACTAATCAGGCGATTCAGGTTTTACAGGGTCCATATATTACTAACACTTATGGGGGCGGCATTCAGTGTCAAGGTGAGACTGTCAATGTCACCCCTTTTATTACAGGTAATGTGTCTGCACAAAAACCTTTTGAAGGTTGGTGGGACAGTCCTGTCTATGATATGACTACAGATGACGATGGAAACTTAAACAACCCAGGAGATATTTTATATTATACGCCGACGAGAACTGGTCAGAAAGATAACTATAACTTATCCCTAGGTCTTAGTGCTACATGGTCTAAACCAAGAGATAAGAAACTACAAGACCTGTGTAAAGAAGCAGCAAGTACACAGATCAAGTATCAACAGCAAGCAATCGCCAATAAAAGATTAGATTTTGAGATCGCTAGACTTAAAAATTGTGGCGAGTTATTAAAATCTGGGATCCGTTTTGCACCAGGTACTAGATACGCTACCATCTGTGCAGATGTACAGGTAAAAGGAGTGAACTTTATGGTTCCACACGTTCATCCTATCCCAAAAGTTTCTTCAGAATATCCTTCGACTTCTCCTTCTCCCGCTGGATCCGCTGACGATCTCTTACCCCAACAAACTTTGCCTGATAACCAGGCTTCAACTTCTTCAAAACCTTAGTAAACGCTGTCTTAGCAGCAGGTTTTAATACTCTAAGAATAAAGTTTAGAACAGGTCTAGCGAGCAGACCTGCAGATGCTGCTGCGAATGCAATAGTAATAGTAGAACTTACCTCAGCATTCTTTGGCAGGTATTCATTACCAAGAAAAGGTTCCTGTGCACTAGATTGTGGGACTACAGGTATCTCTGTCTTCGTATCAGTCTTAACCTCCTCGGTTTTCACCTCCGGTTTCTTTGGAGGTGGTGCAATAGGAGGAACCGGTGCTTCAGTTTCAAACTTTAACTTGTTCCTATTGTAGTCAATAGGATTAAATGATGGTGTGTTGGCATCACAATAGACTTTAACACCATCAGGATCATCTGCCATGATAGTGTCAGTGCCACCTTCGTGTGCCTCAACACACCCAGGTATATTAATGATGGGCACACCGACTTGTTCAGTTACCGGAGGATAAATCGGTATCGCTGTCGGTGGTTGACTCGTGAGATAGTCCGGCATGTCCGGAATGTTCGTCACATTCATGTCCGGAATGTCCGGGATTTCTATCGTCATAAGTCAACACCCACCGAATAGTGTAAGATACGCCTATAAGGAGTATTATTAGTGATATAATAACACTCCAAACAGGATCATTTTGGTTTTCTAGTGGTCTTAGTATGAGATTCATTTGCGAAGGGTTCCCAATGTTCCCATCCATATTTGTGGACTGCCCACATTCCTAGGATAGGAACAAAGACTAGGCACCATGCCATAAATCCACACGCTAGTGGATTATTTAGTGTCCGTCCACAAAATCTAGCAAACTCTAGGATCACTTCAAAACCTTGTGAGCAGTTCCGTCGCCGTCATACTTGTCAGTATCATAATAATCATTCTCTCCTTTGATAAAACCAAAGCAGATAGTAGCAATGACAAAGGGGATTGCTCCCCAGATATAAACACTAGCGAGTGTCATCTTACGTGGTGTCCTCCGAACATGTAACGCATACCATTCAGAACTTTGTTAGCGAATCCTCCGAGTCCCCTACTATTAAATCTTTCAAATAGAGCGGTACTAATAACAGGAGCGGGAACACCAAGGTCAACAGCAGCGTTAACAGTCCAACGACCTTCACCTGAATCGGAAACTCCACCATCAAACTTAGTAAGCTTGGAATCACCACGCATAACGTCAGCGGTAAGATCAAGCAACCAACTACCCACGACGCTACCTCTGCGCCAAAGCTCAGCGACCTCAGCAACGTCGATATCGTACTGGTAGTTCTGTGGGTCAGACATTGGAGCAACTTCAGCATCCCCTTCGGCGACATACTTTGCACCTGCGTTAGCCTCATTTAGAATATTGAAACCTTCGGCGTATGCTTGCATGATCCCATACTCGACGCCGTTATGAACCATTTTTACAAAGTGTCCAGCGCCTGCTGGTCCGCAGTGCAACCAACCATGCTCCGCAGAAGTCTCCTTACTCATAGGGTCAGTTCTGTGAGCGGACCCAATACCGGGAGCGAGGGCACGGAAGATTGGTGCAGCATCGGCGACTGCATGATTTGAGCCGCCAACCATAAGACAATATCCACGCTCCAGACCATAAACACCGCCACTAGTACCACAGTCAATATACTCGATGCCACGATCCGCAAGATAGATCGCTCTCCTCCGGGAATCCTTAAAGTTACTATTGCCATGATCAATAATAATATCGCCTGCGTTACAAAATGGTAGTAGGTCATGGATAGTTGCCTCGACATTTTCTGCTGGAACGACCATCATGTAGATAGCAGGACCGTGCGATGCTACGTCTCGGCATAGACTTTCAATGCTGGCACGAGCTTGGGTGATACCACCGTCCGCTTGTGCTTCCTTTGCCTTCTCATAGTTGCGTCTGTAACCCACGGTTTCGATACCGTGTTTCATCATGCGGCGAGACATGCCCTCGCCCATGCGTCCTAGTCCGATGATGCCTACTCTCATTTTGGGAACTCCCAGTTTGTAACTCTGTCTAAGATATGATAAGGACCCCAACTACCAGGATGGTAGATATAAGGAGTTGTTCTGATAGGACATTTATATCCAGTACATAGAAGATCATCAACGATCCTCCATGACTCTAGAACTTCTTCAGCGTGCACAAAGTATGCTTGCTTTTTGTTGATAGCGTCATTAAGTAGTTTGACATAACCGCTACCTGTTGAACTTGACCTGTACGTGTGTGACAATGTTGCCTTTTCTACCTTCTCCGAGATACCAGGTTGCTTGATATCAACACTGATAGCAAGAAATGGATCTGGGTAAATGCGGAATCGGATTTTATCAGGACGATCATGACCCTCAAACATCTGCAGTGGTGGTTGCTTTAGCTTCACAACTACCTCAGTACACTTAACAGGTAGTTTCTTACCAGTCAAGAAGTAGAAAGGTACGCCATGCCAACGCCAGTTATTGATCTCAAGTTGACCACAAGCAAACGTGGCAGTGTTTGCCCCATCGACAACATCATCGTGACTTCTGTAGTCAGCGTACTGACCTAGGACGCAACGATCGGTCAGTTGCATCGCAGCAAGGACCTTGATCTTCTCACGACGGATCTCCTTGGCATCTGCTTTGCATGGTGGTTCCATTGCAATCAGTGAGATAATCTGCATGATATGGTTCTGTACCATATCACGAACAGCGCCAGCAGACTCGTAGTATTGTGAACGTCCTTCGCATCCAAGAGTCTCAGAAGCAAAGACCTGAACCTCTTCTACGTAGTTCCTATTCCAAAGTGGTTCAAGTAGAGAACTACTAAAACGAGTGGCAAGGATATTATTGATAGTATCTTTACCGAGATAATGGTCAATGCGATAAACTTGTTTCTCGCGTAGATGTCCAGCAACCACTCGCTGTAAATGATCAGCAGATTTAAGATCAGTCCCAAAGGGTTTTTCGATAACCACTCTGGATGTTTCTGCATCATCTAACAACCCCGTAGATTTTAGATTGATAATAGCATCAGCATATCTTTCAGGAGGAACAGACAAGAAGTATGTCGTGTCCGTGTCCTTAGTTCCCAGACGTTTTAAAGTCTCTGGGTTAGACAAATCACAAGGAATGTAATCGAGTCTACTGGCAAAGTCTTGAGGATAATCCCCAAGATGCTGTAACCAACTCTCACGGTCATGTTCGGTTCTCGATGCTCCTATGATAGTGAACGATTCAGGAAAGAGTTCCTGTTTGTGTAGCTCGTGTAATGCAGGAATAAGTTTCCTCTTACACAAATCTCCGGTAGCACCGAAGATTACAATAGCCTGATTCATATCTTGTCGATAGCAATCCGTAGTTCGTTAGCGTGAGCGATTTCATCATTTAAAACTTCTAGGATTTCTTCATCCTCAGGATGGTATGCCAGATATTTGGCATACGTTGTAGCAGCGTGTAGTTCTACTTCCCAAGAAAGATGGTAAGCAGAGCGAGGAGCCACCCAATAATAAACCACGTTGACCCAATAATAGACAAGTACCAGATGTCTGGCAAAAGCGCGATCAACCCAACGAGTATTACCGCCCCTACCTTCCATAAGTTCCAGATGTTCTGTCTCATTAACACTCTGCTCGAAATGTTGTTTCATTAAGTACAGATGATCAGGTCCACGTAGACCCATGGACTCACGTAAATGAAGTACACTTAGGAACGCAAAGTAAGGTGCCCGAGCAATCTCTTCAAGCACCCAGAATCTTTGTATGTCCCTGCCTTGATATAAGAAGTCAATGATACTAACAGTTAGATTGATTGTCAGTTCATTGAATTTTTTCATAGACCGTCACCAATAAAAATGTCTGGTTCTTCGTCGTCGTCAAAGGTATCGTCAATGACACCATCATACATGCGAAGTTGATTGATCCGTTCTCTAAGGGACTTTAGTAGATCCCTTTGACAATCGTCACTCGACATGTACGGTACCGATCATGCCAGCACCTTTGTGTGGACCACACCAGTAAGTGTAGTCACCTGCTTCGGGGAATGCAACCTCAAAGTCTTCACCCGGTAACATTGCTAGGGCTTCGTGACCTAGTTCAGGGTGATCTTCCACGATTACGTTATGAGGTGGCAACATATTATTGATGAAATGTACCGACTCCCCAGCGGAGATTGTGACCTCAGATGGTTCAAACACTAAGTTCCCACCAGAACCCATCTGAACGTCAACTGCCCAAGCTGGCAGTGCTAAAAACAATGAAGCGAACAGTGTGATTAGTAGCTTCATACCTTGTATATGCAACTAACCTATCTATTACTTTACTCTTCGCAATCTTCTAGAAATGTCATCATTTCAGCACCAAGTTCTGCTCCCTTATCTGATGCAAATAGTGATACAAAACCACCGATCATAGGACCAACATATGGAATGCCCATAAACCAGGGTGCCGCTGCTGCTCCTAGACTAGCGCCGACAACTCTTCCCTGTGATTTTCCACCACCTGCCGCCTCGATGCACGCGATGGTCTTTGCATCTAACTTTTTTCCGGGTTCTTCTCCGTTCCAATCTTGTTCGATATATGACTCTACATCCTGCTTACCACCGATCCCAAAGAAACCATTAGATTTTCTAACAGTTTTGTTCTTAATAAAGGTTTTGGGATCATTCGAACGATAGTCTATGACATAACCATCCTTACTAACTTGTGCAGTATACCGAGTATACTCACCGACAGGAAGATTAATGTCTGGCAACTCATTACGACTTATGAGTATACCAATCATAGCCATGTGCGACACCCCGACCAATGTTCCTAGACTGAGTGCTAACCATTTCATTGTTTTACTCGAATGTTGGTTTGACTGGTGGTTCTTCCTTTGGTCCGATAACGATTGGTGCCTGTTCAATACGGATTGTTTGTGCAGGTGCTGTCTGAGCCGCTGCATTGATAAGTTCTTTAAGATCTGCTTTAGAGATACCACTACCAGCACCTTGTTTCTTACCAGCCTGAACCCCGAACGTAGCTAAAACCCCAGTAAACACACTGGCTATAAAAGTATTATCGAACTTCTGCTCAGGAATACCTAGAGCAGGTGGAAGTTTAATGTATGCTAGGGTAAGGATAGCACCGCTCCATACAAGAATACCGAGACGAACCATCGTGCTAAGAATAGCAAGCTGTTCCTCCCGGTCATCGGTGGCTTCTTTTAGTTTTTTAAGTAAACTCTTCTTTTCCTCAGGCTTCTTCTCTTCCATAACCCTAGCAAAAGATATGCAGAGTTATTTATAGTTCAGGAGCTCAAAATCCTCGGCATACATTCTCTCAATCTTTTGTGCTGCTTCTTTACCAAGCAACTCTTGCCAAGTATGTAGACTAGGTGAAGCATTAATGTGAGGGATATTATCTAGATCCTCAAGAGGAAGACCGATATGCTCCCAAACATCGACAAGTTCTTCGCGAAGGTTCTCAAGTTTAACAGTTTTATTGAGAAGAGATTCTTTATTGGCATCTAGTATATAATCTACTTGAGGACGTGTAAAGAATCCACTCAGTAGATTGTTTAGTACCGCATCGTTGAAAGAAACACCAATCTTTCTAAGATTTTCACATGTCTGATAGAACTTGACTACACTACTGGTAGCATTGGGTGGAACTGGTTCGTTCCCAAGTCGCAGCATGTACTTATAGCAACTATAAAGTCTAGCAGTAGGATGTCTTACCACAGTAAATCTGTAGTAATCATCCCAAACCCAACCATTCTTCTCAAACTCTGGTAAGAGTTTCCTGGCAATCAGATGTCCAGGGTAGTTGTGCATGTACTTGCCACCACCAAAGACATCTGAATACTTATCGAGCATATCACGTAGTGATTCGCTACCAGTTTTTCTTATTGCAATATAAACAAACTTGTGTCTATGAGATATTCTCATTTAATATATCCGTTCTCTACCAACCACTCACGGGTCATAGGTGTGGGTTCATAGTCAGTCCACATAGTTCCACGGGCACAAGACTCAAGTGCTGCTTGTGTCATACCCTGAGTTTTACCTGCCCAGAATGCTTCTTTCTCCCAAGGGATAGCATGAGGCATAGTCGCATAGGTCCTTGATGCAATGTCCTGCCAGATCTGAGGAACCTTATCCTCGTCCATGATAATAGCAATAAGCGTATTATCAATCGTACCTGCCATACAGTCCTGTGCAGCGTGCCACCCTTCATGTCTTACCACACTCATCAGTGTAGATGGGCGATGCATGAATGCTTTGTTAAGATAGAAGTGGTTACTCACCGTGTGATAGACACCACGATGTCCGACAGGAAAATACTTTGAATCAGCAAGGTGTACGTCTACACCAATCTGCTCGAAGGCGAGCATAATCTGATCAAATTCAGCAGCAATTGGAGACCAATCACTATCAGGATAAACAGCACGAAGATCTCCGGATGAATAGATTTTCTCTACACCATCAGTACACTCCTTAAGGAGCATACACCCCATAGAATGGTTCGAAAAATACTGGTTATCTTTTAGTGGGTCTGACTGGGCAGGCAGGACAACCGCCCCCGCAACAACCAGGGATGCAATAAGTTTTTTCAGCATGGATCATTTGCCCAGTGGGAGTGCAATACCAGGAAGAGCTGGGACAGCACCACCAGTTTGTCCGGGAACAGCATCCCCCATCAAACCGGGCAGAGAATCAGCAACACCAGCAGTAGCAGCATTTACAATCTGCTCTTTGATGTTTTCTTTGATGGCGTCTTGGTTTACATAGACGTATCCGGCAGTGCCAGTGACGGCAGCACCCATACCAAAACCTAGGACTGCCAATACATTAATCAGTTTCTGCATTTGACAAAGCGTAAGAACGCTCAAGTGTGAATTTGAGATACTCTTGG